AAGCATCCACGTTCACCACAATGTTAGACCCGCCCATTGCGTTGTTTGGAACGATATTGCCCTGTGCTCCGGGGACAAACAACTCAGGGCCACGCTCGCCAACCAAATAAGCTCGTCCTGCTCCAACCGGGCCACCAAGTGCTCTGACCGGCGGTGGCGTAGTAGGTCCACCCATTTTTATAAATTTCTCCGGCGACATTCCTCCGTATCTGTCACCTGGCCCAGTTAACCCCGAAAATGGATTAAAAATCGACGCTACTGAACCAAGCAGCGTTCCAACAATTCCTTGCCCTTGAGACAGAGTGCCTTCAGCGTTTCCATAGAAAGCAAGATTTGCAGCAATGTTTAAAAGCTTATCCGCCAAACGATCCAGCATGTTGGCGAGTGCGTCACTAAGCGTGCGTGTTTCGTCTGTAGCAGCCTTAATACCGTCAACAAAACCATCTCTAACAATATCGGTTAGGCCCTTTGCCAGCTCTTGCGCTTTTTCAAGTTCTTCTTTTTGCAGGGCAAAGTTTTTCTTCAAAATATCAGCTTGATCTCTTAAAGCTTTGTTCTGCTCGTCTTGAATAATTTCAGCGTAACGCCTTGCTCCTTTCGCTTTTGCCTCATCCTGTTGCGCCAATGCACGATTTTCAACGCCCTGACGACGCAACTGCTTTGCTGTCTCAGGAAGCTCTAAATTGTTGATTCTTTCAATAGCCTCTACGCGCCGATTCTCGATTTCTTCAAGCTCCATTTCAACGCGAATTCTATTCGCACTCTGCTTGTCTCCAATCAACTCTGCGGCTGCAATCCTGTCCTTAAATCCGCTGATTTTACGAATGTTTGCAGCCTCTCTTTCAACCTGATTAGCAATTTGCCTGCTTCTTTCAACGCGCTCAGCAAGACGCTCTGCTTCTGTTTTTCCTGTTTTCTTTGGCGTTGGTTTGCTTGGATCAATTGAATTAGCGAGCAAATCAGTTTTTCCAAATTTGCCCTCAGAAACTTCCTGAAACAACATCGCAATTTGTTCTAAAGACAAGTCTTTCGTCACCTCTTCCATTTCTTTGTAGCCTTGGCTAAAGATTTTTGTCCTCATTTCGGTGCCAGCTACTTCTTTAACTCGTCTTTCAAACGCAGCTACACCTTCAGGCGTTTGAAGACTTCCTTTTAAGTTACGAATAGCACCTTCGCTTACATCCCTGCTAAGCACCGAATTAACCAAAGACAAGAATCCAGCCAGTGGCCCAGCGATTAAGGCTTGAAGTGAAATGAATAGCTTGTTGACTAAAGTATTGAACTCGCTGGATTCATCACCCAAGTCCTTAAATGCTTTGACACCATCCGTACCAATGGTTGATGCCAGTTCTGCGGTCAACAGTTTTGATAGTTCTTGAGTCTCGCCAAGAGCCTGAAGTTCTTCCGCACGCTCTCGTGTGGCACGAGTTGAAAACAAAGACCGCTCAGTCATTGACTGGAGCGCTGAATCTGTCTCTCCAAGACTGGAACCAAACGCAATCGTGCTGTTGACCATTGAATCAACAGCCATACCAACAACCTGCAGGCCAACAGTTAGCCCGCCAAACATTTTTCCGCTTATTGCGCCACCAATGGCACCACCAGCTGCTTGACCAAATCCACCGCCAAACAACAGTGGAAATGCACCACCGGTTATTGCAGCTGATCGCTGCTCTTGACTCAGGCGTGAGAAAAACGGTGCTCTTCTAGGGCCAATCGGCCTTCGATACTGATTTGGGTCCCCCAAATTATTTCTAGGGATTCCAGTAAATGGAACGATTGAACGATCACGCGGTATTCCTGTTCCACCAGCTGGTGGCAGCAGTCCTGCAATCCCCCCGCCGCCAGGCGGCAGTGCCAATCTGTTTGTAATTGAATCTATAGAGCGCTTTGCATTAGCAAATGCTGCATCAATCGCTTTTGCTGCATTTGCAGCTCTTTGAAACTGACCAACAGCTGTAGCAGGAAGCAATCCAAACGGACCTGTTGTGCCTGGCAACGTTCGGCTGCCTGCACCAGCAACTTGCCTAGCGATTCTTGCTTCGCGTTCAAATGCTTCTTGAAACGCAACAGCTGCTTCAACGCCAGCACGACGCGCTTCCCTAATAATTTTTTGCTGTTGCCGCTGAAATTTCCTTACATTTATAAACGGACTTATTTCTAGTGTCCTTGGCGTTCCAATTAAACGATCAACCTTTTTAAGGGTTTGCTCGACACGGTTGTAGCCCCTGACTGCAACGTCAATATCTACGTTGTAGTTGGCCACAGGCTGGAACGCAGAACCCTACGCCCCAGTCTACCGTCCACTCATTGTCTGCGCCCTTCTGCCTGTCTTGGCGCGATCCATTGTTCGCTGCTCTTCATCTGCTTTCAGCTCATAAAAAGCTGCCCAGCCAATTAACTCCTCTTGCGTTAGATGAGTCGTCAACTGGGCCAACGTCATTCCCAGCTCTTTGGCTAGAAAAAACATGAAAAGCCAGTCGTTATTAGCTTTTCAGGTCTGCTTTCGCTTCCTCCACCTTGCTTTCCGCTCCAGAAGACAGCATCGCCAGCTGAATCTCTTGCAGCACTGAGGCTTCAACAGCGTTTTTCAGGACAGCCTTCTCGCCATCTTGAAACAGCCGCTTACCGTCAGCATCAAGCGCTTTCTGAATCATCATGCTCAACGCAAAGTCGTTTGCGTCTTCAGCATCAGCTTTCTTCTGGATCGACTCGCGCTCCGCAATCGTCAACGGGTGCCAGTAGACCTCCAGCACTGCTTCACCGTTGTCCTCAACAACGTGCTTATAAAGCTGGCTAACGCCAAATTTGTTCCGCAGCAGCTCGGAAGCACGCATACAAAAGAGTTTTACTTACCGCACTATACTATGCAATAGCAGTGAATTGGCAAGAAATAATCGCCAAATAATGAGAAACATCGTCTAATTCGATTGGTGTTGGGCCATTAACGTCCTTCACCCGAGGCGATGAGCTGAAAGTATCCGTATAGCCAGAAGCGTTTACTGAGGTCAGGCCATCAATCACAGCCTCGCTCAAAGTTGCTAAAACCGACGTGCCAGCATTCCTTGGGACGTAGACATTGCACTGAATGACTCCGCTGTAGTAGTCCGACGCGGCTCCATGGGTCTGAAGCGTTGATTGCACAAAATCAATCCGCATCAGAATGTATTTCTTGGACTTGCCCGGCGTGGTGTACGCAACATTGTCGTAGACCATCAGCACCGTGTTATCCACGGCTGCAACTGCGTCGGTAACAGCCTTTTCAAAGGCAGCTCTAGCGTTGACTAGCGTCATGATTCTTGCCTACCTCGCATGATTGGAGTGGAACGCACTCTTCCAGGTAGCGTACCAATGCCGTATATGTCATAGGGGCGCGTAACAACTGGACGATCGCCAACTCGAAGATCAGCCATATCCCTTCTGTCACCAAAATACCTGTCCACCAACTTACGCAAGTCTCCCTGCACAAAAAACGCTACTTGCCCCTTTTGCATAGCAAAAGCTGCGTAACTTGTTGTGTTGCCAATTCTCACTGTTTTTCTAAAGTCAAACGTCCTTCTCATCACACTGTCTATAAAACGTTCTTTAATCTCGCCGGGGATCGTTCCACGGCTTTTCCAAGCTTTTTCCCAAGGATCTTTTGTCGTTCTGTTCTCGTGACTTGTATCTGGATCTTCTTTTCTGACATAGCCACTCTGCGCTGCTGTCCAGCTTGATGCAAAATATCCTGTATAAACTGGACTTACGCCGCCAGTATTGAAGTCTGTAGACAACTCATACACCGTAAATTTTACAAAACGGTCAAAATCGTCAAACATCTTTTTTTCGATGTCGTCGGCAATAGATCTTTTAGCCATCAGAACCTAACTCCTAGGATATACATGTACTCTTGATCTCCCCGATAAGTTTTAATCTCCGTTATTTGAGTCACTCGACTAGACCCCGCATAAGTCAACGTTATCGTGTCCTCTGTTGTCGGCTGGTTGTCGCCAATCAAATCAGGAGTTATATAAAGCCTTGCTCGCCGCTCTTCTCGATTCTCGTCACGATCTGATTCGATAAATTCCAGCGGCGCATCAAACGAGTAAGCCGTGTCCGTCGTTGTCAGCGCTCCAGTGCTGGTGTTGTAAGTCGGAGACGCCTTGCGGGTGTACGTGATCGTGTGATCAAACGACTTGCCTAAGTCAGCAACGACCTGCTTGGCAACGTTCTTAAAAAGCGTGTCGAGTGCGCCTGCCATCTCAACCCCTCACAACGCGGACAGAATACGAGCCACTGCCGCCCAGACA